CCAGCTACCGGTTCCAGGTCCGCGAGGAGTCCTGGAACAAGAAGCCGGACCGCAGCGACTTCAACCCGGAGGGGTTGCCGGAACGGACCATCCTTGACCAGTCGGTGCTTGAGCTTGGCCCGGTGACCTTCCCGGCCGAGCAGGACACCACCGCCGGGGTCAGGTCGCTGACCGACCGGTTCCTCGGTCTCGACGATCATGATTTCACCGGGCGGGGAGACCAGCGGATGGCTCCTGGCGGTGACCATGCCGACCTGTCAGGACACGACGAGGCGGTAATCCAGGAAGCCCTCCACGCCCGCGACCGGACGTGGCGTCTCAGGAGAACCTTGCATGTCCACTAGCTACAAGGCCACCATTGCCGCGGCGCTCGCCCGCAAGAACGGGCTCCCCATCGCCGGCTACGACCGGCACGGCCACCCGCTGCCGCTGATCGCCGGCGGGTCCACCACCGCCCCCGAGACCGACCCGACCTCCAACCTGCTCCCCCACACCCTCGAGGACCTGAAGGGCAAGACCCCCGAGGAGCTCCGCAACATCGTCGAGGTCCTGGACGCGCACCTGCGCGACATGCACCAGACCGAGACCGGCGAGCTCCGCGACATGGACACCGACACCCGCAAGGCGTTCGACCTGGGCTGCAAGGTCCGCGAGACCGCCATCGACATGGTCGAGGAGCACGAGCGGATCTCCGCGATCTTCCGCCGCCGCCCCAAGGCGGTCGAGCGGGTCTACGCCAACATCCGCCACGGCCTGGACGACACCGCCTCCGACGTCCGACGGCTCACCAACCCCGAGGCCCGCGACCGGGCGCTGCGGATCCTCGACAGCCAGGCCAGCCGGGAACTCACCGCCCCGCAGAAGGACGAGGTCGAGCGGCAGGTCCGCCGTGACACCGACATCGCCCGGCGGCTGCTCGTCACCGAGAACGAGCACTACCGCGAGGCGTGGATGCGGCTAGTCACCGACCCAAACGCTGGCATGACCCTTACTGACGATGAGCGCAACGCCATCCGGGCCTGGCAGGAATACCGGGCCATGGGCGAGGTCACCCCATCTGCCGGCGGTTTTGGGATTCCCGTCCTGATTGATCCTAGTATCGTGTTGACGGCACAAGAGACGGATAACCCATTCCTCCAGCTAGCCCGGCAGGTCCCCGTCAACACCAACCTGTGGAAGGGCGTCTCCTCCGCCGGCGTGACCTGGGCGTTCCAGACGGAAGCTGCGGAAGTCACCGACAACGCCCCGACGCTGGCGCAGCCGAGCGTCACCGTTCATATGGCACGGGGATTTATTCCATATTCGATAGAAGTCGGACAAGATTACCCAAGCTTCGCGAGCGAGATGGCGACCCTGCTCGCGGCCGGGTACGACGAGCTGCTCATCGACAAGTTCACCCGCGGCAGCGGGACCGGTGAGCCGCAGGGCCTGCTGACTGCGCTGTCCGCCAACACCAACGTCCGCGTCCAGATCGCCTCCGCGCTGGCCGGCATCGGCACCGGCGACCCCTACAAGGTCTGGAAGGCCCTGCCGCAGAAGTACCGCCGCGGCGCGGCCTGGCTCATGTCGGTCGACGTGAACAACGCGATCCGGCAGCTCGGCACGTCCACCCAGTTCCACGCGTTCACCGCCAACCTGCGTGAGGAGTGGCTGGACGAGCTGTTCCGCAAGGGCGTGTACGAGTCGCCGTACATGCCGGACACGACCACCTCGACGGCGGCGACCATCGGCCTGGCGATCGTCGGGAACTTCCAGAACTACCTGATCGCCCGAAGGGGAGGTATGAGCGTAGAGCTCGTGCCTCAGTTGTTCGCTTTGGCCAATAACCGGCCTTCTGGCCAGCGCGGCTGGTTTGCCTACGCGAGGATCGGTGCTGGCAGCGTGAATGACCTCGGGTTCCGGCTGTTGGTTCAGACCGGCTAAGCCGGACATCTGGTATAATGGTGAGGCGGGAGAGCAGTAACTCTCCCGCCTCAGGCCATCACCCTGATGAGGAGGGCAACGGCCATGACCGATCGTACCTGCGCATGCGGCGAACGAGCCGCAAACGCGAAAGGTCCACCGCGCTGCGCCAACTGCAAGATGGAAGGGCGGCGTGCCTATCACCGTGATTACGAGCGGAATAGGCGCCGGAAGGAAGCCAGTCGCAAGGGACTCCCACAAGCTGGGGATATCGTTACTGCTGACTGTCGATGGTGCGAGCGTCCATTTGATTACGTATCCTGCGGGCGGCCACGCTTCAAATGTGACGCCTGCAAGAAGCGGAGTGGTGCGGCGCTGGCTACGGCATGGGCGAAACGCAACCCGGACCGCGTCAGGACCGCTCATCGTCGTTATCGTACAACGATAAACGGTAAGACGGCCGAGGCGGCATACAACCGCGAGTATCGATTCCTCAAGTACGGAGTCGATCGCGCTTGGTTCGATGTGAAGCTGCTAGCGCAGGATGGCAGGTGCGCGATCTGTCGGACCGAGACGCCTGGTGGCAAGACCAACGCTTGGCATATCGACCATGACCGATCCTGCTGCGGGACACAGCAGGCCTGCGGCAAGTGCGTCCGCGGAATCCTCTGCGCCAAGTGCAACCAGGGCCTCGGCCAGTTCGATGACGATCCGCAGCGATTGTTGCAAGCGGCCACATACCTGGCCAGTTTTGCCTGACCTGAGAGGAGATCAATGGCCCAGGCATATGAGTACGACACGGTACTTGCTGGCGACGCGGCTAGCTTTGAGTCCGCATTGGCGACTCAGGATGCGGCTGGTTGGGAGGTCGTCGGCTATTCAGGCACCTGGAACGGGTCGACTGGAAGCCAGCCGATCTTCTACACGGCACTGTTGCGTCGCCGCATCTGAGAGGAGTCGCATGGCAGAGACCAAGCAGTCCACCCAGGCCGCCGTGAAGGCGGCCGCTCCATCTCCACCGCCGTTGGGCCGCGCAGGCGAATCCGGCGACCCGGTCGTCCACCAGCTCCTCGCTGAACGGCAGACCGCTCTCATCAACGGCGACGCCGCAGGAATCGCCGACGCCGACCGGCGCCTGGCCGAGCTTGGCTATGGGGCATGACCATGGATCTGGTTTTCGCGACCACCACGATGCGGGTGGAGCTGCCAACCGGCGGCTATGGGGTCATCCAGAAGGGCACCCACTGGCCCGCCGACGACCCGATCGTCCAGGCACACCCGCAGGCATTCTCGCCCGACTCTCGGTATGGGTTGAGTTTCAGCCGCCAGCCGGCCGGCTATGACGCGCCGGTTGAGCAGGCCACCGCCGCGCCCGGCGAGAAGCGAATGACCGCACGACCGAAGGTGGACGAGGCATTCGACGAGGCCGACAGCCTCCGCAGTGAGCTGACCCGGCTCGGCCATGACGTCGATGGCCGCTGGAGCCTGCGGCGGCTCCGCGAGGAGATGGAGAAGGTCAGCCAGTGACCGAGACCGTGCTGGCGGCCGATGAGGCGGTCACCGTCGCCTACATCCATCAGAACCAGGTCGCCTACTCGTGGCACCACTCCATGACGGAGTTGCTCGGCTACGACCTTGCCAATTCTGCTCGGGTCATCGTTGGTGGCTACATTGGAATCCGCTGCGGCGCCGACGGACTCGTGCAGGCCCGCAACAAGGCCATCGTCGAGTTCCTCACCGAACGGCGCGCGGACTGGCTGCTGTGGGTCGACACCGACATGGGTTTCCCCCCAGACGCCGTCGACCGGCTGCTTGAGGCCGCCGACCCTGAGCAGCGGCCGATCGTCGGCGCATTGTGTTTCGCGCAGCATGAGAACCTGACCGATGAGCAGGGCGGATGGCGATGCGAGGCAACCCCGACCGTGTACGACTGGGTGAAGCTGGACGACGGGCAGATGGGTTGGGCGGTCCGCTGGAGCTACCCCGTCAACACGCTCACCCAGGTCGGCGGGACTGGCAGCGCGTGCGTCCTGATTCACCGGTCGGTGTTCGAGCGGCTGGAAGAGAAGTTCGGCCGGGCCTGGTATGACCGGGTGCCGAACACCACCAACGGGCAGCTGATCGGGGAGGACCTGTCGTTCTGCCTCCGCGCTGGGACACTTGGGATCCCCATGTTCGTCCACACCGGTGTCCGCACCACGCACCTGAAAGCGGTATGGCTCGCTGAGGAGGATTACGCCCGTCAGATCGGCGCGGCCCCCGCGACCGAAGAGGTCGCGGTGCTGGTCCCTGTGCTTGGCCGGCCGCAGCATGCGGAACCGTTCATGCGCAGCCTGCGCGCATCCACCGGCCTAGCACGGGCATATGCGCTTTGCAGCCCAGACGACGGCGAGACGATCCAGGCGTGGCACAAGGTCGGCGCTGAGGTCATCCTCGGGGATGCCGAATGGGTCGGCGAGGATGAGGGCCAGCCGGTCGCCC